ATGGACACCGGCCTGATCTGGTACGCAATTTACGGAGTGGCGGGTTTCACCGCCCTCCTTCTCATCGTTTACAAGGACCTATAACATGGCCAAGTCTGAATTTGACGCCCGCGTCATCGCCCGCAACACCCGCACGAACAAGATCATCGACGACGTGAAGCGACAGTCCCCGACGACTGTCGACAGGCATATGGTCGACCGGGTGCTGCGTTCTTATATGCACATTCTCAACGAATGCGAAATCCACGACGTTGACCCGGAGCAAATCTACGATGCCACGACGTCGGTTCTGGCGTCGGCCTACTGCGAAGTGCTGGTTCGCACCATCCCCAAGGGCAACACGTCGATGCTGCACGGTACTGTTCAAACCGTCCTCGACGAGTTCCGGGACGCCTTTTTGAAGGCGGTGGCTGTCAATTTCGATGTACAGTTCGAAACCGACGCGCCGCCCGCGCCCACACAGGCGGGGCCGCTGGCCCACTAGCGCCGCCACGGCGTACGTACGCCGTACACGCAGCACATGGGGCAGGCACTACAGGCCCACCAGCGCCTACACCCGCACGGCGTACAGTGGTCTGAACCGAAGTGCGTTTCAAGCTGACTTGACTACGCCGCCCCGGCGTGGTATACTACCAGATGTCCCCGTGAAATCCCTGCAGGATCAAGACCGGCCAGTCTCCTGCAGGGTATTCGGGGCCTAACAACGGGGTTCCAAATGTTTTCTATCGACGGCGGGTACAATATCCGCGAGGGCGACGATCGCATCATTTCGCAGCAGCGGGCGATCACAAAGGCAGTCAACGAAGGTTTCATTCAAGTAGGTGCCGTCTTCTTAAAACAAAGCGGCAAGATTCCCATCGACGGGGATTGGCACGGTCGAAATTTCCGCGACACCAATCTGCAGGACTGGATAGACGACCCGGACTTCCGGTTCCACAACACCGGCTTCAATCTACAATTCGGCTGGACGGACGTCGACATCGATGTCGACGACCCCGAATACAACGCCTGCCTCATTGCGGCGTTGGATCACTTAGGCGTAGATACGCGGTTCCGTTTCGGGCGCATGTCTGTGGGGTTCCCCACCCACGTATTGGTACAGCTTGGTGAAGACGAGGCGTCTAATTTCGATGCCCTCACCAAGTTCGAACCCAAAGAATTTCGCATCAAAGGCAAACGGTTTAAGACGCAGATCAGGTCGTATTCTACGAACACCACTGCGTCCAATGTGGCTAAGACGGCCAAGCAAACGGTCATGCCGGGTTCCATCTACTCACACAAGAAGGAACACGGAGCTTACGACATTTCGGCGTGGTACACTCAAGGCGGCGTTGTCGCCGAAAAAGTGAGCCAGATTGCGGCCACGACACCACGACGCGCGTCGTTTAACCAGATCGTCCGCGCCATCACATTCGCCACATTCCTATATGTCGTGAAAGATAGATGGGTGGAGGGGGAACGGCAGGCAATTGCAGCGAAAGTAGGAGGGTGGCTTGCACGCGTCGTAAAAGACAGCCGCGCCATGAACAACCATGAAGCTATCGCACAGGACGTATTTTGTCCCATCGACGATGATTCCATTGTTGACTCCCTTATACACTTCGTTTGTGGATTTCAAGGAGACGAAGAACCCCATATGCGAGTGCGAGCGTACTATGACGCTGTTGCAAAGCTGGAACGAAATCCCGACGCCAAGATTCCCGGATGGCCTGCTATGGAGGCTTTGTTCGGAGGGGAGTGTGTTATTGCACTTCGGACCGTGTTCACCCCCGGAAGTGACGTTAGTGTGCTCAATGTTATGGCAGAGAGGTACGTCTACGACGAAGCCGACAACCTGTACATCGATCGACGCAGACACTCCATGGATGGAAAGTTTGCGCACGAGTCTGGTGAACTCTATACACGCCACAAGGGAGACATCGTCCGTATTGCGGGCAAGCCACGCGAAGCTTTCAAGGTCTTTGAGTCCTCTGATATGCGAAAGCGTGTTGACCTTCGATCACTTTACCCAGACTTATCGCCCGGAGGTATCTTCCGCATTAACTTCGCTGATGAAGTTCTACCAGACGACGTCGAAGACAGCGGGATGGTGATATTCAACACGTGGCGCGGCTGGCCCATCGGCCCGACACAGGAAGTCAACGAAAAACTGATGCTGGAATGCGTCGAACGTCTGGACCGTCTACTCGGCTACATGACGCAGGACAACAAAAACCAGATTGAATGGTACAAGGATTGGGTGGCTTGGACATTCCAATTCCCCGGCAAGAAGCAACAAATCGCGCCGGTTTGCGTTGGTGGGCAGGGCGTCGGCAAATCGTTCTTCGGTAACACTGTGATGAAATCGCTGATGGGGCGGTTGTGGGGTTCCGCTTCGCCGAAAGTGATGGAGACCGGGTTTTCGGTGGAGCCATTCATCGACAAGATGTTCGTGTTCATCGACGAGGCTAAGTTCCACGGTGACGCAAGCACCGACGAAATTAAAAAGCTCATTCGAAACATCGACGTTGGTGGTGCCGAGAAGTTCCAATCCGCGCGGAATTTCCGGATATTCTCCCGGCTTATGTTCGCGAGTAACCGATACGACATGGGCGTCGGACAATCTGGGGTGGTGGATCGAGCGTTGTTCTATACCAAAGCCTACGACCACGAGTTCCTCGGCATCACCGAAATAAAATTCCGTGAGTGGACCGAAACCCTGAAACCGTGGTTTGCGGAATACGCAGCGTTCCTTGAGCGCCGCGACGTGCGTGAACACTACATAAAGTACTTTATGGACCGCCCTGTGAACCAGCAGACGGTGGAAAGTATCAGGTACTCCAGCGCCAACGATGCGTCCATCGTCGCGGCCAACATGTCGTGGCCGCGCAAGATCGCAAAGAGGATCATCGAAGAAGGCAAGATCATGGATGGCGTGGCTCTGGAGGTTCCGTTCACCGAGCGCGACTTGAACGAGCGCGTCAACGAACTTGTCAAGGAAATGGGCATGCGGACGGTGCAGGGATCGCGCGTTCTGGCGGAGTTCCAGCAGGCTGGCATCCTTGGCGAAATCCGCAGCGGTTTTAAGCGCGCGTATCGGTTCACCCACAAGATCGGGGACACCACTCGTCTTTTCGGCGAAGCGATCAACGTCGAACTTTCGTCGCAGTTTGAGTTCACCGAAAACGACTACGGACCAAACGAAGCCGAAATAGGCGCGCGGCTGTCTTGGAAGGGGATCAATCCAGCCAAGGCGCAGTTCTAGGAATACAGTTAGTGTTCCGGGATAGGTTGACAGGCAGCTGTCCGTGTGATATGATTAACGTATTGATGGATCAAAAAGTTGCCGTCAACAACAAGGAGAATGAAATGCGCAAACTCTACGCTCTCGGCCTCTCGGCTGCGATGCTGATGGCGGCAGCTGAACAGTCCGCCGCTGCCGGTTCCACCGAAGCCCTGGCCACGGAAGCCACCGCCAAGAAGTCGATCGTCCCGGCCAAGTACGCCGGCAAGTACAAGGGCGCCGGTGACTCGGTTTCCGAGTTCATCAACACGCAGTCGTCCGGCAAGGAAGGCTTCGAGTTCCCGGCCTTCTTCTCTCTCTGCCGCAAGAACGGCATCGCCGAAGACAAGGTCAAGCACTACGAAGACCAGGTTCTCGTCGAAAAGCGCAACGGTTCGCCGGGTCGCGCTCGCATGACCCTCGGCAACATGCTCCGTTCGATCGCCCGCAACAAGGGCCAGCTGATCGGCCTCAACGACGAAGCGACGACCTTCGCCGACCTGAAAAAGCCCGCCGTGTCGGGCGCAGCCGCCGCTGCTCAGGAAACCGCCGAAACCAAGGAAGAAGTCGCCTCCGGCGCGACGGAATCCGCGGCCGACGAAACGACCGAGTAATCGAGCGATCTCGGCACGTTCGTCAAGGCCCCTCCGGTTGCGATCGGAGGGGTTTTCTAACTACCAAGGTGGCCTAGCTCGGGTGAGGCCGCGCGAAAAGACACTGGACGGGTTGCCTCACGCTCGTCAACTTAAGGTGTCCTGACCATCTTGGTAGTTAGAGCTTGTTCTCCGGGTGGCGACAGCCGCTTCAAAACGAACTTTCTTGTGGTTAGCCGGATAGTCCACAAGCGAGGGCCAGCCTTGTAGCTCCGGTGGTTCGCGTCCACGATGGTGCTGGCTAAAACGCGAGGGAATAGGAACCGCCCTTTCAAATGGACCCTTCGAACCCCGCGATGAGGCAAGCCGATCGCGGGGTTCGTTGTATTTACATCCTACTTGACACAGCCTCGCCTCCGTGGTATAGTGGTGTCACCCTCGATGGAGGGGATAACGCTACGGAGCAAACAATGCGTCAAGAAACACAGGTAATGCTCGATCAGGTCTGCAAGGGTCTGTCCCGAGTAGCGGGTATGGTCCGAGAGGACACCCGCGAGACGTTCGCCAGCGACGACCATATCGCCGCGATTCGTCACTACGACGCCACCCGCAAGGCAACGGTGTCGATCAAGGAAGCTCGCGAAGCTCTCGCGGACATCGAAGACCGGATGTCGAAGGAGCAAGTTCCCGACATCATGCGCCGCCACTCCGTCAAGACGATCACCGTCGAAGACGTCGGTCGCGTCACGATCAGCCACCGTTTTTCGGCGTCGATGATCGACAAGGAACGCGGCTACGAATGGCTGCGGGCCGAGGGTCACGGTGGGCTTATCACCGAAACCGTCAACTCCAGTTCTCTTTCGGCGTTTGCCAAGGACATGCTGGAGAACCACGGCGTCGAGCTTCCCGACGACATCTTCAAGGTCGGGACGCAAGCCTACACTTCCATCACCAAGAAGTAGGGGAACCACCATGAAAGCTATTGCATTCGCAATTGCTGCAGCGTTGACGCTCGCGTCGTGCACTTCGACGGAGAGCCGCACCCAAGCCGCCAAGGCGTTTGACAAGGTCTGCCTTGCCGAGCCGCCGCTCTATACGTCGTTCATGCTGCTCGCCGAGGCCAAGGGGGCGTCGGCGAAAACACTGGCACGCGCCAATGCGTTCCATATGACCATCACCAACATCTGCAAGGACCCGCCGACGGATGTCGTATCGGCCCTCGTCACGTTGACGGCGGTCTACGCTCAGTTTTCGGCGCTGCAGAAGCAGCTGAAATGAGCGACGATTGGGACGTATTCCGGGAAATCCGCGCCGAAAAGCAGGCCAAGCGTAACGCAAGGCTTGAAAGCGCGGACACAACAGGGTGGCCCCGATTTCGGCGCATCATTTCTATCGCGAAGTGGACGGGCATCGCCTCGAATGGTGGCCGTCTTCGAACAAATGGCTCTACAAGGGCAAATATTATCGGGGCGGTCTGCCCAAAGCAATCAAGGATAAGATACAATGACTGAACTTGCAAAAACCAACGAAAACACACTGCCCGCTCACCTGCAGGGTGGCAAGAAGGCCAGCTTCGGCAATGTCGACGCGTCCGACCTGATCATTCCCCGCATCAAGCTGTTGCAGTCCGTCTCCGAAGAAGTGACGGCCTACGACAAAGCAAAGGTTGGCCAGTTCTGGCACACCCTCGCCGAACAGCCGCTCGGGGACAAGCTCCGCTTCGTACCGCTGATCCTCCAGAAGTCGCTCGTTCTGTGGGCACCGCGCGGCGACGACCGGGGTATCCTCGCCCGGTCCAGCGACTGCGTGAACTGGGACGAGGGCTTCGCAAACCTCAAGTTCGAGGTTAAGATCAAGGGTCAGCCCAAGCCGATCGAATACGACACCAAGCGCAACGTCGCCGAAAGCGGCCTCGCTGAGTTCGGTTCGATGATCCCCGGCGACGAAAAATCCCGCCCCGCCGCATCGCTGACGTATCGCATGATGTTCCTGTTCCCGGACTACCTGGACCTTTCCCCGGCGATCATCATCAATACGCGTTCGTCCATCAAACCGGCCAAGCAGCTGATCAGCAAGATCGAAATGCGCGACGTCGACCATTACTACCAGATGTACGAAATGACGACGACGGACGAGAAGGGCGACGAGGGTCCGTACAAGGGCTACGCCTATCGTGCGGCTGGCTTCGTTGAAGACCCGGAACTCGCCGCCAAGTCCAAGGCAATGTACGACAAGTTCAAGGCACTCGACTGGCGCACGAACGACGAAGACGCCAGCGACAACGGCGAAGGGGGCGGCAGGGGGCGGTCCAACGTCACCGACGAACAGGTCGCCAACGCGAACTTCTAAGCCAACCCAGACCCCCGGTTTTTGCCGGGGGTCATCACCTAGGCGCAACAGGGAACCACCGCAATGGGTATCTTTTCAAAGGACAAAGAACGTCCTTTCAACCTAGCTACCGCGACCACGGAAGAAAAACTCGACCGTCTGGACGTGTTGATGCGCGAAACTAACGACATTTGGGCTTCGCTGCCGCGCAACTACCGGTTCTGGATCGAATGGGACGCTCAACCACGTCGTCTCATTATGACGGACCACGTCACGATCGAGAAACACGCTATTCTGCCGAGGTAAGTCATGGAAAACGACGAAGAAATTCGGAAAGTGCTGCTGTATCGGGATAACGCTCGGTTCAACCTGAGACGCACTCTCAAGCGAATTGAATGGGCACAAGAGGCTAAGACGAGCTACATGCTTGAAATTCAGGCTCTGCAACGAGAACTCTATGGATTGGGATACACCGGCTCATGATTAAAACAGGCGTCATCGACCCCGAGTTGGCCCTCCGTATCGTCCGTGAAGACCCCGTAATGGCTTACGACACGGAAACAACCGGCCTCACCGCCCGCGATCTGATCTGCGGGTACGTCTTCACTAATTGGGAGTTTTCGGTATATGTGCCAGTTCGACACGAAATGGGAGGAAATATCCCGAACCCGAGCGATTTCGAGGCTGCGTTGGCAGAGGCGTTCATGGAACGCCATCGTCTGGGCTACCGTACTGTTGGTCACCATCTTGGGTTCGACCTTCGTGCTTCCCTCCGACACGGTATTCGCATTCTCGGCCCCTGCGAAGACACACAAATCAACGAAAGCCTCATCAACGATCGAACTGTCGGCTATTCCCTCGACGAGTGCGCTCAAAGACGCGGTGTCACGGCGAAAAAGGGCGATGCAATGTACCGTGCGATCGCCGCTCGGTTCGGGGGTCTTCCCGACAAGAAGTCGATGGCCAACTTCTGGCGCATGCCGGGGGACCAATTTGAAACCGTAGACTACGCTACGGGCGACGGTGTTTCGACGCTGGAACTGTGGCAGGTCCAGCAAAAAATCCTCGACGAGGAAGAACTACGTGTTCCGTGGCAACTGGAGTGCGATCTGCTGCCATACGTCGCCCGCATCCACAACCGTGGAATCAAGATCGACAAAAATTACGCCGAAAAAGCGAAGTCCGACATCAAGGGCAGCATCGACGAAGCCAAGTCGAAATTTCCGCCCGGCTTCAACGTTCGATCGACCAGCGAGGTTTACGAACTATACAGGCAGAACGGATACACCGATGATCAATTCGCCCGCACTGAACCGACTGCGAAGCACCCACAAGGCCAAGTTAGCTTCCGAGAAAAGTGGCTCGAAAAGAACGCTATCGGTAAAGCTATCCTTTCGGTGCGACAACTCGAAAAAGCAGAGTCGTCTTTTATTGCCCCGCTCGTCGAAACCCAAAACATCAACGGACGGGTTCATCCCGTTCTGCACCAGTCCAAGGGCGACGACTACGGCGTTGCTGGCGCTCGTTTTTCGTGCTCTGATCCGAACATGCAAGCGTATCCGAAACGCAACAAGGTTATCGGCAAGGTAGTTAGGCCGCACGTCATACCCGATGATGGTATGGTAATTGAAGAAGCAGATGCGATGCAGCAGGAGCCGCGCTTCTTCACCCACTATTCCCAAGACAAGGCGCTTCTTGAAGGCTATCGATCGGGCACGATGGACATTCACGACCGGGCGTCTGAGGTTCTCGGCCTAGACCGAGACTACGCCAAGCGTCTAGGTCTCGGGATGCTTACGATGATGTCACCGCCTACTCTGGCGATGCATATGGATTACAGCATCGACGAAGCACGGCGCGACCACAAAGCGTTCTTGACGGAGGCTTTCCCTGACATCAAAAAGTTCCAGGACTTGGCGGTCGGGGTGTATAAGAAACGGGGCTTCGTCAAGTCTATTCTCGGGCGCAAAGCTCGCTGCGAAGACCCACGGTTCGCCTACCAAGCCGTGTCGCGCATCATTCAAAACGGCGGCGGCGACCACCTCAAGGTTTGCTTGCTTCGGGCTTGCCAGTTCGAGGACGCGCATCCCGACGTCATTCAGTTGCTTCTAACCATCCACGATTCGCTCATCTGGCAGCGAGACCCCGGTGCCTTGAAGCAGCTCAAGGAGCTGATCGCCATCATCGAAAACGTGCCGCACGAGCCGCAATTCAACCTTTCGGTGCCGATCCCATTCGAGCTAGGTTCCGGCCTTCATTGGGCCGAAGCATCATATGGCGCGAAGCTCAAAGACAAGAAAGGGTGGGTCGGTGAACTCGCGAATATTTAACGAGCAACTCGCCGCCGTCGCTGGCCGCACGGAAGAAATGCACATGGAGCAAAGCTCCACAAGGCAATCAGGCAGGACGTACCGCAGCGTTATTCGGGCGCTCCTGTGGGCGTCAGCGCACCCTAACAAACGGGTGATGTATGCGACGTACACCAATGAACACGCTATACAGGCGTTCCGCATGGCCTGTGACCTTACTGCCGGTATAGACGGCAGACGTGCGCAGGCACAGGAACGCACCATAACACTGCCCAATCGCAGCGTAGTCGTGTTCCGGTCAAGCCGGGACACCGGGTATGCGGTTGGAACTAAGTTCACTCATCTAGTAAAGGATGCAGAATAATGGGGTACAGACGCGACGAAGGAGAGGTGGTAATCACCGGGCGGATTGAACACGCTACGGCGAAAGCTTACCTCATCGACACGCCGAACACGCGGGAGCCGATATGGCTACCCAAATCCCAGATAGTTGCGCAGACGCAGGTCGGCGAAGACGAATGGGAGTTCACCATCACCGAATGGATCGCCAAGCAGAACGGCATCCCGACGTGAAGTACGTGTCGGGGTGGCGTATTTGGCGTTGCCGCATCGGTCGCATCCGGCTCAAACCGGGTGCGACGTTGGTGTGCGAAGAGGATTGTGGGAGCTTTTTCTGATGGGTATCCGGAAATCTGAGGCCGAGTACAAAGGTGAGATGCGCGACGAAATCAACAGCGAGGGCGGGTTCGCTACGAGCATTGAGGACCAATATCGCGTGGGGATTCCCCGATCTTATACTTTGTATGCCGCAGACGGGAATCATTATCGCCGAGGCTAAGGTTTTCGATGGTAACATATTCCGGCCCCGATCGCGTCAATACATCGAAATGTGCCGTATCGAGGACGGCGGTGGGAAGACTGTTCTGATAGGGGTTAAGAACGATAAGCACTACTTGCACAGCCTGCTAAGGGATGATATACTTAGGGGTACGGTGCACAAGGACGACTGCATCGTACAGGATGACGATGAGTCATTCGTAGGAGTTTTCTTAAGATGGTTCAAGGAGACCAAAAATGAACGACAGTGACCACCGAAAAACCGCCAGCCACGTGTTGCACACGGCCCATAAGGTCGTGACCACCGAAAGGGGGAACCAGCATGGCGGCGCGGAAGATAGCTTCCAGATGATCGGCGACCTGTGGGGCACGTATCTGAGCAACACGAAGGACAACCAGGGTGCACAGCAGCGCATCCGGGTCACCGCCTACGACGTTGCGCAGATGATGGTCCTGCTCAAGATCGCCCGCGCAACACACGGCGACCCGCTCAACGATGATCATTACATCGACGCGGCGGGGTATACCGGCCTTGCGGCGGCGATCGCCGGGGTGAAGACGCCGGAGCAGAAGGCTGAGGCCGAAACCACCAAAGCTCTCGCCAAGGCGTTTTCGCCCGCCACCGAGCGTGCCGAAGCCAACGAGGGCCGCATCCCGGTTCAGAAGCCGGTACTTCCCCGCAATCCGGAGCAGGTATAATGGGACATTTCGACATGCGCCTTTTCGGTGACTACGGCATCCACGCTATCGCAGATGGCCAATTCGGTTCCACCGGCAAGGGCGTCCTTGCTGCGTGGTTGGCTGCTCGTGCTGTCGAGCAGGACATTGACTTCCGGGCTTGCGTAAGCAACGCTGGCCCGAACTCCGGTCACACGTTCTATCACAACGGCGAAAAACACGTGCTCAAGCAGCTGCCCACTTTCGCCGTGGCCGCGCATCTGCTCGGCATGGACATGCCCGTATTCCTTACAGCGGGGGCGGTGATCGACCCGGAAATTCTGTGGGCAGAGTGCGCCCGCTATCCGGGTGTGCAGGTGTTCGTCAACAACATGGCGTCGGTGATCACGCCGGAGGACAAACATTCCGAGGCTGACCCGGCTGGCAGCATAGCTGCAGTAGCCGGGACCCGCAGCGGCACCGGAATGGCCCAAGCGAACAAGATCATGCGCCACCCGCGCGCTGTTTTCCGAAACATCGACCCGGCCCGCTTCCCCGCCAATCTGACGGCTTACACCAAGTGGGACCCGCTGATGACGGTGGACTGCGTCTATTCGGGATGCACGTTCATGGAAATCAGCCAGGGTTTCTCGCTCGGCATCAATTCGGAGTTTTATCCGAAAGTAACGAGCCGGGAATGCACGGTGATGCAGGGCCTCGCTGATGCGCGGCTTCCGGCACGCGCTCTCACCCGGTCCTACCTTTCGATGCGGACTTATCCGATCCGGGTCGGCAACGTCGACGGTCATTCGTCTGGAGATTGCTACGACGATCAGGAAGAGATTTCGTGGGACAGCATCGGTCAGAAGCCGGAACTTACCACGGTGACGCAGCGGGAGCGTCGTCTCTTCACGTTCTCCCGCAAACAGGCTGAGGAAGCTATCGTCGCCAACGATCCTGATTTCGTCTTCCTGAACTTCATGAACTACCTCAACGAAAACGGGCAGGCATCGCTGCTTGGCCTTTTCGACGGGTTGAAGGACATCGGCGGGCGACAGTTCCAGATGATCCTCGGTAACGGCCCGACCAGCGACGACGTGGTGTTCTGATGGCAGACCGCATGGACGCGTTCAAAGAAATGGGGGCGTCGACACCGACGCCCTTCTTCAAATTCACCGTGTCGCTGGAAGGCGACATGGCCAAGTACGGCCCGGACATTCGTCGCTTCGTCGACACGATGACGTACAAGCTGGAGAAAAATGTCCACAAGGGTAAGTGGGAAGACTTGGACATGACCACTGCTTTCCGGCGACTGATGGACGAAACTGAGGAACTGCGCCACGAAGTGGTCAATGGGAGCAACACCCTAAAGGTGATGCTTGAAGCCGCCGACGTCGCCAACTTCGCACTCATCATTGCCGCCATGGCGATCGAGGGACGGAAATGAACAAACACGAAAAAATTTGGAGCGAGTACGACGCTCGCCTTTCGGTGGTTCAACGTTGGGGCATCGCCCCGACCATCCAGAAGCAGAGCGTGGCGGAACACTGCTTCAACGTCGAAAGGATAGCCATCCGCATCGCCAAGGAATGGTTCGACATCGGCGGTCCGACGACGGGCGACGGCTGGAAGTGGGAAATCGTCAAGTGGGCGCACCACCATGACGATCTTGAGGCCCTGATGGGTGATCCGCCGACTATGTCCAAGCCGTATTTCCTTGAGAAGGAAATGGCTGAGGATCATCAGGACCTTATTCCGCTTCGGGAGCCGCTCAACGCCGAAATAAAGGCGATCGTGAAACTGGCCGACCTGTTAGAAGGGTTCCGATTCCTGTGTATGGAACGCGCTCTCGGCAACTATTTTCTCGACGCCCATTGGGAAAACTACTTCACCGAAATAGAAAATCATATTCGCGCTTCCTGGCCCGATAAAGTGTCGTTTGTTTGGACCCGCGCCCACTCCTTCATGAATTATCTTTCGGCAATGAAATCCAAGCGTGAATCGCGGAGGGGGCGCTAATGTGGGAACCAAAAGGCGCACAGGTTGAAGCGTTGAAACGAAGCCGCGACAAACGCGGCTTCGGCTATTTTATGGAGCAGGGTCTTGGAAAGACTACTACTACCTACGCTGATTTTCTGGACCACGGTCAACGCGGTTTTGTTGATCGCATGGTTACGCTCGCACCTAACTCTTTTAAAGGGGGCTGGGCGGATGAAGTCGACAAATTCGGGTTCCCTATTACTCCTATCGTCTTTGAATCAGGGAATACTTCTCATCTTAGTTCTTTGTTTAAGCGCGGGTTTAACACTCGTCCAAATCTTATCGTGAATTACGAGGCAATCCGCAGCGAAAGTACGCGCGACATCATTCGGGATTTTATTCGTGGGCGGGATTGTTATATCGCCGCCGACGAGAGCATCAAGCTCAAAGACCACGACAGTGCGCAGACCAAAGCTGCCCTGGAACTGTCCAAAGAATTCGCTTTCAGCCGCATCCTTTCGGGGAAGCCGATCAGCCAAGGTCCACATGACCTGTGGGCGCAGATGCGGTTCATCAAGCAACTGAACGGTAAGACGTTTTACCCGTTCAAGTCGGCGTTCTGTAAGATGGGCGGCTTCAAAATGAAGCAGGTCGTCGGAGCGCAGAACGAGGAAATCCTGGCCGAACTTATCGATCCGCACGTATTCCGCGCCACCAAGGCCGAGTGGACCGACCTACCACCCAAGGTGTACACCACCCGCGAATATTCCATGACGCCGGAGCAGCGCAATCTGTACCGGCAGATGGAAGAAGAATTCGTTATTTGGCTCGGAGACGGCGAACACGTCGCGGTCGATCAGGCTATTACGAAGTACATTAAACTAGCCCAAATCCAGGCTGGTTTCATCATCGACGGGGAAGGGAACACACGTATCCTCGTCGACCCGGCGAAAAACCCACGCCTGAACGTTTTAGAAGACATCATCCGCGACGAAATCGTCGGCAAGGTTTCGGTGGTTTACAACCACAAGGTTGTTCGACCGATGCTCTACGAGCGGTTCGCGAAGTACAACCCGACCCATATTAGTGGGGGAATGACGCCGCAGGAAATTGAGGACAATAAGAGGAAGTTCAACAATGACCCGACGTGTCGTATTATATTCCTCACAAAAGCGGCTAAGTATGGGCATACTCTATTGGGAGGACCAGAACCTCAAAACCATTGTTCGACGCAGATATTTTATGAGAACACGTATTCCCTTGACGACCGAAGCCAGATCGAAGATCGAAGTCATCGTTACGGCCAGCTTGGCGAATCAATGTCTTATTACGATATAGTCGGAACCCCGCTCGACAAAGCGGCGACGAAAGCACTGCAGCGAAAAGAAGGCGTGTTCCAATCCGTCTTCAAAAACATAGGGAAGCACAGACTATGAACATGGCCCATATCCTCCTCGCACTGTTTGCGCTTCTGAGCGTCGTTATGGTCAACGCTACGGTGCGAGGAGGCGGAACATTGATAGACCTGCTGGCGGTGTCAGCGTTCCTTATTCTTGTTGGCTTCTTCGCCCTCAAGCCCCAAAAGGGTCATAAGACGGCGGAGTTCAGCACGCGTAGTTGGTCCTACCGCGTCGGAGCCGCCCTTGGCCGCTTTCTTGCCACCGCGCGCAATAAGATCAAGTAGTTCCTCGACCTGCTTGTCGGTGGACCTTTCAGCGATTTTGGAGAGGACACCAGATGCCCCCTCCTTCACAGCAAGCAACCCGATGGGAGCGCCGCCGACAGCGTAAGCGCCGCCACCAAGCAAGTTACCAATACCGGCACCCATAACAGCGCCCATTGCTTGACCGCCGACGCCGCGAGCTACCTTAGCGGCTCCACGCGCAATGTTGCCGCCAGTTGTACCTTTTACTATGCCCTCCATCGACTCAATTTCGTCGGGGGTGAACCCCATCGCTTTCTTATCGTTATTGAGTATCGACTTGACACGACCGCGAATAACTTGGCTCGGGTCGGCGCTGGCATTGGAATCAATGGTGCGCTCACCTTTCTTGATTTCTTTGCCCATTTCTTCGAGCTTGATCTTGCGGCGGGCCACCTTGCGGGTTTCGTAGACATCGTTAACGGCATCCTCCACGTTAACGTTCGCTCCAGCTTTAATGTCCGCAGCCGTCAGTTTTTCGGCGAAGTCGTCGATGGTGCTTACTGCATCGTTACCGAAAACACGCTCGACCGGATCGTCCTTGGTAGAACGTCGTATTGCTTTTCGGTGTTCCTCCAAATCGTACAGCGACATCCCCCGATCAGGCCGGGTGTCGAATTTCGTCGTGTCGCGGTCGATACGGCCTTTCGCCTGCCGATCGACGCGTCGGGATTTTGGCTTGCCCCCGTTGATCGACGTTGTGCTATCGACAAGGGAATCAGTGTTGGATACAGTGCGAGACGACTTACGAACAGGGTCCTTAATGCTTGGAGTGTAATCCTGCAAAGCGTCGAGTTCGCCGTAAATTTTGGGGTGGGAACCCCTGCGAGCGCCACCCGCCGAGTTTGCAATGTCCCGCTGCAGGTTTTCGTTAAGCTGGGACACCGCTTCTGGTCGGAGTTCCACTCCACTGTTTTCGAGGCGGTCGTATCCGGCTTTGGTTTGTGCAGCCAATTCATCCAACGTCGGCGCAGCCGCGTTAGCTCCACGAGCGGCAAGCCAGTTGCCGAGCGAGGAAATAGCTTCACTGCCTGCTCCACCAAGCGCACCGAAAAGGAGGCCTTCATTCACTCCCTCTTGGATGGGTCTGTCTTCGGCAGCGGCCTGAGCAGCACCGTAGGCGGAACCCTCAGCAGCCCCTACGGCAGCACCACCTGCCAGCCTGCCAGCCAGCGGCAGGGACTGCGGAACACCGCCCGCTAGGGCCTGTCCGACGTTGCCGATTACCGGAAGGCTTTTGGGGATAGCTTTGAGGGCTTCGAGTCCCACTTTCGACGCGGCGTTGCCCGTAACCATACCGCCTACGACTTCGGCAGGAAGAGCAGCGGAACCAGCACGTTCGCTCGCGTCAGCGGTAAGGCCCCGCTGGCGTTCCAGTTCCTTGTCGTAATCGCCACCCTGCAGAGTACTGAGAGCCAACGCCGAAAGCTTGTCGCCCCAACCCAGGGTCAAACCCTTGTTGGCAAGGCGGAGCACGTCGGAAGCTGCAGTACCGGCTTTCTGATACCACGGCATTTCGTCGTATTCAGCCTTGACGTCGCGCTTGGGGGCGGCTTCGGGCTTGAAATTACGAATTTCGTCGGCAAACAACGCCGCTGCTTCGGTGTCGCCCGCAGCGTCAGCTTCATCGAGTGCCCGGTAGAGTTCGTCAAGGGTAGCCATTACTTAATCCCGTATTTTTCGCGGAGTGCTTTCCTGCGAGACTCCGGATCACCGACGGAAACTTTGAAGTTGTCCTTGGTGAACAGCGGGTTCTCTTCGGCGTATTTGCGGACTTCGCTTTCGAACCCCGCCATCGACCGATTTTCGCGGAGATAATCTTCCGCCATCCGGGCGACTTGAATTTTACGCTTCTCGATACGCCGAAATGCCTCAAGAAGGGCCTTGTTACCCTGCGGAGAGTTATCGATACCGATCTGCGCTTCCTTGAGGAACTGCAGGTCTTTGTCAGACACGGAACCCGGCATGCCCATCCCACTATCGGGGTTGCGCATCATCAGAGCCATACGGTTCTGAACCGATTTGATGAGTTCGCCGCCTGCGATCTTCTCTGCGTCGGTATCGAGACCGATGTACTGTCCGAACTTGCGGAGAGCCAATTCGGCGTCACCGAGTTTGCCGGTGGTAACACCGGTTTCGATGCCTTGTTCGACCAAGTCGTACATGTCGAGCATCTGCGAAGCGTTGTAGGACGCGTCCCGCATCTTACGCACGCTTTCGGCGTCAAGCTTGCCAAGTTCCTGGTCTAGAGCTTTTTCGCCAGCAGGCATATTGATTTCGTTGCTGGTCGCGCCAGCTCGTTTCATGTCAACTTGATACTGCCGGAACGCCGGGTCCGCCTTGGACGCGTCGTATTCCTTCATGTCGTCGGTTCGGGCATCCTTCTGCGGACCGAAAGTGCCCCGGAGATTGCCGGAATTTTTGTCGATCAGCATCACCTGACCGTTGGCATCCTCGCGAAGTTCTACGTTGGGCTTCTCGGCTTCTTTGATGACATTTTCGAGTTCGCCGGTCTCCATAAGATACCGTGCCGCCTCCATCGAAAGGCCGTAGCGGTCGGCGATAGACGGAAGCGAAGCCAGAGCCGCTGCGCGCTGTTGCTGCGCGACTTGTGCCTTGTTGAACTCAAGGATAGTCGAAGCGATCTGATCCATCCCCGCCGACGCGTTGGGGGCGTTTTCCCCGGTAAATGCCGACATGGTGGCTTCGCGGTTACCGTCGCGAGAAATTGCGGAACCGATAAGACCGAGGCCCCGATCGATATTTGCGGCCCTGTTGTTCATCTTCAACAGGTCTTTGTAAAGAGTGGCCAAATCGGACGGGGATTTATACCCGTCCACATTGTCTTGCATGGCCTGTACGCCAGCGCCACTGGCACCGGGCTGGCCTGCAGTACCGGCAGCAGGGTCAGTGCCCGCCCCGCCCTGTACGCCGCCCGCAGGCTGGCCCTGCAGGCGCTGCAGTATGGCGGCACGCGGGTCACCCTGGCCGAACAGATCGAGAAGAGTAGCACCAGCAGACATTTTGTTCTCCTTACACGCGACGACGGTTGGCCAGAAGCGCAGCCATAAGCTGTTGTGCACCAGCAGCCCTTTGCGCGTCAGCAGCTTCCACCGATCCGAGCGACGACGGATCGATGTTCATTTCTTGGGACTTGTTAGCCCCGGTTCCCATTCCGAGGCCACCAGCGAAAAGACCCAACCCCGCAGCCATCGGGTTCGCCTTGGCGTCGGGGCCAAAACTTTTCTTGAGTTTGGCGGCAGTCTCTTCGCCGAATATCTTGTTGGCGAGCTTATCGCCGATAGAAAGTTCCTCAGAAGCACCGGGCTTCATGTTCGGAATTTTCTTGGCGGTGGTCTCGGCAGCTTTGTTCAACATCGAACTTGTGTTACCGTCCTGCTTCGCGGCAATAACCTCGGCGACCGGGTCAATTTGGCCGGACTTCACAGCCGCCATTATGTTTGATCCGCCTTCGGCAACGGGTAACCCGTATGCTTTGCGGAGCCACGCCGGGGCATTCGCGCCTTTGCCGCCTGCCCCCCACACGCCAGCATTGCCGCCACCAATATGCATGGTTCCTTCTTCCATGTAACCGGGACCAGCGCCGATGCCTGTAATGCCAGCTCCCTTGGCGCGGCGAACAATTTCCTCGAACACCGGAAGGTGTTCTTCGTTGGCCCAATTGAGACGTTCATCGCCTCGGTAGAATCGCATGTCACCTGCACCGCCGTGGACATGTCGACCGGATCGAGACAGTTTGCCCCGGCCCGGTTCAACACCGCCGCTGAACACTTCGGCGGTGACGCCTATGTCTTCGAGGAACTTCAATTTTTGGATAAGATCGTCACTCAAGGGCAGGTTCCGGCCAGCACCTTGGTTGGCGTATCGGATGTAGTTAGCCATTTGCTGCCACCTTCGCCATGATCTGACCGTAGTTGATTACACGCTTGCCGTTGTCGACGCGATGAACGGCTTCCGGCATTTTCTTTTCGACGTCCGAAGCCATAACACCGACGACCTTCGGATAGGTTTTCGGGTCCTTCTTGTACCGCCATGCCCAAAGGTCCAGATCGGTGCCCGGAACTTTGCCGACTTTTTCCTTGTCCGTCTTTGCGTCGTCTTCGGAGAACCCGAGCAACATCGAAAACAGGCCCATGCCGAGCTGGCCAATGTCCATACCGCTGTTGCCGGACTGGCCGGTCTTTGTGGCGGTTTCGGTTTTGCCGTAGGGCGACATACCAAGCGCCGAAAGACGGAGGTTGAGATTGTCAATATCCCAATTCCGCTTTTCGTTGAACTTGTTGAACGCTGCGTCAAGGTCGCGCTGTTCATGAGCCTCGGCTGCCCCGCCTGTCTGCAGCAGGGACATAATATCTTGCATGCGAGCTTGCTGACCCGCCTGCCCGGTTGCCAGAAGCCCAGACGCGTTACCCTGGAACCCCTGACCCGCGCCGAGCATACCCTGACCAGCGGAACCCATGACGTTCGATTTGGCAAGCATCGTGTCGAGTTCGTTTTGGCGATCGCCTTGGATAAGGCCCATCGCATTATCGTAACCCTCTTTACGAAGGTTCGCCGAAAGAGAGCCAGCCTCCCGAGCAGCTTCCGAGTTGGTGATGGCATCAACTACGCCGTGTCGAGAACCACCGAACGCCTTTGCCGCCCCCGCCGCCGAAGCGTTGCTCATGATGGACATCTGACGGGAACGATCCAACGCGTCAAGAGCTTTGTCTTCGACGTTGTTAATGTACGGGTTCAGATAGTCGTCGACATTGTAGTCCGTGACGCTCTTGGCCTTGAAATTGTTGGCCAAGTCATTCATGCCCCGGAACATACCCTGGGCTTCGTCAAACGACGCTCCAGCCTGATCGAGTTCGATCCGTGCGCCGCTCAGGTACTTGTCCATGCTGCCAGTGCCCAACTTGGCAAGGCGGATGGCTTTCATGGTGTTCCGATCCATGTCGGCGACACGATCGCCGGTATAAGCTTCAAATTCCTGATTGCCCAGAAGCTTCGCGAAGTCGTAGTTCTCACGAGCGGCCTTATCGACCCACTTCGGAAGTTTTACTTCGGTAACCTGAGTGGTTTTGGAAGGCGTCTTGGGTGCCATTTTAAATCCTCACGAAGTTGGCCGACACGGCCTTCCAGTTTTCGAACGAGTGTTTCAACCAGCCGAGACGCCCTGTCGCCGTTACCATATCAGCGCCAACTTCGTCGGCATACTTAAGAATACTCGGCTCCAATTTTTTCAAAGCGTCGAGGTTGCCTACCACAACTACGATGGACAGCACGGTCTTCCGAGGAAACTCGTCGACTTGCGTGACAACCCAGGTTTCGCCGTCAGTGAAGCTCTGCATACGCCCGCTTTCGATGGCCGCGAGGATATCATCGAAAGTGTACAACCCACCATGCTTTTCGAGCATGTCTTCCATTTCTTTTTTGAAATCACGTTGCATTGTACACCAAAGTGGCCGACAGAACACCGGCATTGCTTACCTTTACTTCATACACCGACCCGTTGGGGGACGTAAGAAGCACTGAACTCTGCGCTGTGCCGATCTGGTGACGGCGGTTGATTTCGCGGTCCATCCATTCGATCAGCGTGTTGAAGAAGCGGCGTCGACCATCTACGGTCTCGACGTCTTCGGGAATGCGAGGCGGTTGTTGCGCCTTGGGGGCGGGCTGTTTCATCGTTTGCCCCTCAATTTGATGTCGATCATGTGCCGACCGACAGTCCATACCGAAGTAGCATCCCCGCTTTCAATGCGAAGCCGAAAATCACGCCCGCTTTGACGAACTTCCACAAAGCCGTTGGGCTTAGCTTTCTTTTTGGGCGTCTGATAAGGAACATCCCCGGTACGATTATCGGTAACAAGGAAGCTGAACTGCACATCAGCGTAGTCGCCTTGTACGTCCACAAGCATTTCCCGAATAATGGAAATGTTGGCGCCATCGTCGCCGTTCAGAGTGTAAGTTTCGGCCCACGGCATTTCGTCAATACCGGGATAGCCGCTGGTGGCCGGAACACCGTGACGATAAGCTTTGGTGCCGTCCGCCATTATGGGGAAGTTGTCATACGACGCCGAAGAACCAGCGGAGCGCGCCAGTTTGCCCATCGACCACCACTTGTCCCGATAGTTGTAAATAACGTATCGGTCATTGTAGCGGCCACCCATCGACGGGAAGAACCACCACACTTCCGACATCGGAGAAACATGGACGCAAGTGGCTTCGTACCGGGAATACTCCTCGTTGATGTGTTCTCTGATCCAGTTCCAAATCGGGCATTCGAGAGGAATAACCGAAGACCCGTCGAAAATCCAGAAGCCGCTTTCGGAGACCCAAATGGCTCCGATGACGGCATCGACGATGGACGACGGAGAAATCGGAACAGCCGCGCCACCCACTTCGTCGTAGTTGTACACATACGGGAGGCCAATCGACCGCGAAATGTACGTCTTCTTGGGTGTAAAGAAAAGCATACCCGATCGGGTCTGCACGCCGGTAAGCAGCGGAGCAGCGGGAGCAATTTCGTAGGAACCAGCCTGGCTCGTCACACTGTCAGCCCAACTTTCGTTGTTTTCCTGATCGCACCATCCCCACTTACGAGTGTTCCCACCATAACCGAAAAGCACCACGAAGCGTTCCGGAGTAACGATGAAGAACCGGTTACCGACAGGGGCATTCGGAACAGCGACGGCGGGGTTGCCTGGCGTCTGCGGGTCCCACTTGAGAAGCCGTCCATCCGGACTGGTCATAATGAGCAACTGTTCGCCCCACGTGTCGAGCGTAAAAGCGGGGGTAATGGGGCGCAGGATAATACGCGGTTCGCGGGGAGTACCGTAATCACCCTCGCCGTAATTGTCGAGACCGTAACCGGAAACGGCAACGCCGCCGCCTTCTTCGGAATACGGACCCACAATACCATCCACAGGTGTTGCGTCGATGATAGTACCGCCGACGTCAATGTACAGATGCTCTTCGCAGAGGTAAGCGATGTACTTGATACCGATGTTATCGACCCATTGATGGACGCGCTTGCAGCGAGACGCAAACTCGAAGTCAACTTCGGTCCAGCTGTCGAGCGGGGTAAGTGCATCCGACTTCCAACGCATAAGGTGAAGCTCTCTCCAGCGAGTGGAGTAGGTAGCTTCCGTCGGGCCGTAATAAGCCCCCGGAGGAAGTTCAAGCGGAACCATTGCCATCAAATAGTACCTGCGTTAAGCCAAAACTGATTGCCCCATGCCGGGGTCTTACCAAGAGCGGCTACGAACATGCTGGAATACGGATGCTTTCGATCGAAAGTCTGAGCGCCGAGCAACGACATTTCGAGTTCGTAAGCGGTATCTTCGGGAAGGCTGTCAATCACGGCTCGGATCGCAGCGGGAAGGGTGGTTCGACGGATGGCGGCGAGAGCTTCCGGCTTCGAAATGATCCCTTCTTTCTCCAACTGCATATAGAACTGGCGGGCATTGATGCTCGGCACGAATTCGTTTTCGGCGGTCGGAACATAGGGTTCGATGTCGCCGTCGAAGTTACCAGCAGCAATGGCGGCCAGTACGTCCGGGTTGATACCTTCGACGTCATCTTCGCGAGCGACAAAGGGGCACTCTTCCAACCACTCCGTTTCACCTTCTACAAACTTCATGCGAACGAAACACCGAAAAGAACCATCCGCATTCAGCTCTACTTTCAGAACTCGGTCAAGAGTGATGATAGCCATTACGAAATCCTCTGTGCGAGCTGGATAAGGTTATCAGGCGATTTACCGCGCGCCCGCCACGAACCGGTAAGCGATCCGCCCGATCCGCCGTTTACGATACCCGACACACCGGACGTACCCAAAGTGGGGGTTATTACGCCGTTTCGAGCGACGGGGGTGTCCACTTGAACCATAACATAGCTTCCCACCGGGAAGCTAAGGTTGGTGTTCGACGACCCTTGATAGGCCATTACAGACCCGTAGTTGCTCGTCGTCAACACGTTACTGGGAAGGGAACCAGAACTGATGGACCCAGTCATGTTAGCGTAGCTTAGGTAATAAGACGCCGGTTGCCCATTCAAACGCGTGGAATTGGCAACAATGGCCGGGTTAGCAGTGATCGCTGCGTTGATTTTGGCGATAATGGCAACACCGTCAAGCGCCGACACGTCGCCAGCAATTGCGGTGAGAGCCGCATCGACCTTGTCCCAATTGCCGTTGGTTTTAAGACCCCAAGTGTCACGGCTTTGGGTGTTTTCGGGCTTAATAAGCGCGTAGTTTGGAGTTACTGAGTCAGCCATGTTATTCCCCGTAAACCGTAGTCCAGCCACCCTGCGGAATAGTACGCGGCGTCCAGAACATTGTGTCGTCGAACTCGACCAAGAAATCCGTGTCGACAGTAATAGTGGCTTTCAAACCAGCCAGAAGCTCAAGCCCGTCCGACGTAAATGCCGGCTGAACGATTTCAATGGCGGTCAAGTAAACCGTGTGTACGACGTGCAACGAAGCCGAAAACGAAGGCGCGACAGCCAGACCGGCATTCAAATCCACGAAGTTCGGCACAAACGCATCGAACACCAAAGGATCAAAATACTGGTAACTGAAAATCCTAGCCATTACGGACCACCCAAAAATACCATGGGGTAAGTCAGGCCAGCACCGGTAAGAGCGGTGACCGTCGAAAAATCAGGCAGGACACCAGCGGCATAATTCGACGTCCCGTAGAACGACAAATGTGCAGTGGTTGTGGTCGAAGACACGGTATAAGCCACAGCCGGACCGGTGGTTAGACCCGCAACCGTATGGGCGGTTTGCGGCAACACAGCTGCCCACACCAATCCGGGGTGAACCATCTTTGTATTCACTGTGCTGGATTTTTTGGCTCCAGTGCCAGAACCAGAAATGGTGCCAATAAGGGTTCCAACGCCGGTCGGATAGCCGCTGATTGGGTCCGTGTCGTAAATACCCAGATTGGTGATACCGGAACCTGAGGAGGTTGTGACCATCGTAAGGAATTCGATGTTGTAATCGAAAGCCAAGAACAACGGCACAAAGTATATGCGGTTGGCGACAAGGGCGAGGGTGGAAGGCGCATTAATCCCATTCGGACCGAAGTAAGCACCAGTAATGGGAGCGGGCTTCATACCGAACGGCGACACGCCTTCGCGCACCGCATCGATCATGTCGGCGGCGAGGTATTTATTAACAGTCTTCGCTCTGATTTGGGCTTGCGTGGCTTTGTCGGCCACGTTCACCTTGGCATCGAAAGCAGTCTGTTGGGCATCGGATACAGGTTTGTTGGCGTCAGAAGTATTGTTGACGTTTTCGAGGCCGAGAAGGGTTTTCGCCGTTGTGGCGTTAAGCTCCATTACCTGGCCTTCGGTGGCGGCAGAACGACCAAGAAGAGCGGGACCGAGCATCGTCTGGTTATGAGTGTCATCCCACTCCGGCTGACTGATAGTTTCGCCGGGGTTAAGGGTGCTGGCTTTCTTTTTGTGTTCAATCTTGATCGTCATGATCAGTTCGCCATGATCTGGAGGGCACCAACCGGATAACGGGGAGCGTCGTCGATAGCAATATCCTTGACGACGGCCAGCGGAGCATACGCAATGAATTCGCCGCCCGAAATGGCATCCCAGATGCCAACGTGGGTAACTTCGCCCCAACCAGTCAGGGCAATCGGAAACTGAATAATCGCGTTGTTTGCCCGAACAGTCGGGTTGTTGCCGGTCGAATTGAAAGTAGCGACCTGCCGAGCATACCCTGTTCCGACGGTGCCCACTTCGCTGGCCCCTGTGTTACCTGGGTCAGCCGTGTGAAGCGAAACATACACGTCGGCCAGCAACGCATCGAGGACAATACCTTCACCAATGCTCGAAAGGGGCATGGATTAACTCCTTTTCCGGCCGAAAGCCGTCTGCAGCTTCGAGCCATGAAACTTCGAAAGCTGGTGGCGGGTGTTCAATTTCATGATGGTTTCGTCAACGTAAGCCTTCGCATTCGCCGTGCGGACATCATCCATGTAAAACATTTCGGCGATAACGATGGCAGCGTTGGTGATAAGGAACGGATGACGAATCGTGAGCCACGTGTCGATGTCTTCCGTCTTGGGAACATCGGCGTAATAGGAAACTTCGACTTCCTTGCCGTTTACGCTATCGGGTTCGCCGCCAAACTGGATGAAATTGCCGGTAATCGAGCAATTGTTCATCGTTTTCGCGGGACCGAGGTTGGCCAAGCTTTCACGGTCGATAAGTGTGATGGCCTTACCCTGATAAAAACGAATAAAATCGATTTCCTGCCAGTCAGTTGGCAAGCGCACGATGGACTCCGAAATCGTGGCGCGCGAAATCTTCACCATGTCGGCAATGCGGAGATCGTTGCTGAGCACTTCCTCAGCCTTACGAATAAACCGAGTACCGCGATCGACGTCAACTTCTTTGTTGAGCCAGTCGTAAAGATCGGCAACCAGTTCGTTGAGATTCATTACACCCACCCTCGCCAAACTCGGAAGACCGCGTTATCCGGGTCATTGAGCCATCGATTCCACCTTGCGTCGTCCCATTGTTCCAAGACGGACTGCTCGTACACGGTCATCGGAACGCCGCGCGCAAGCAACTTGTTGGTAGACCGTTGGGGGTGTAACTCCCGCATGATCTTATTCGTCTCGATCACGCCGTCCATCACGACTTCGGTTTTAACAACTACGTCGTGCGGTCTGTTCGTATCCGTGATTAGGGTCCGCTTGACGCCGTCACTGTTTCTGTATACGAACTTACTTTCCATGAGAGTATACCACGCTAGCTGGCCTGTGTCAATTTTGCAGTGGAATGTTGGTACGTTCCAGCTGAGTTTTTCGGGTGGGAAAAGCGTCGTCCATCTTGCTGGACAACACTTCTACCTTGGTTCCGAGAGCATTGATGTCCTTTCGGATACCGTCCATGTTCTGCAGAACAATCTCCGAAAGGCGGTCAGTCCGCCTTCCGGCTTCTTCGAGCCCTTTTTCCAAGGCCCCCACACGGAATGGAAGGTCACCTAGCGTGTTTTGAAAACCTCGAAGCGACGTCTTGATCGCTTCGAACTCCCTGTCGGTGGATGCCGACCGAGTTACCCGGTAATCTTCCATCTTACCAATGCGGGAGTCAAGGTCCCCAACGTACGAGAAAATGCCCCAAGCAGCGCCCGCCACCGCAAGAATGGTAGGGACGTTCACTGTGGTCCAGTTTATCGTCATCGGATCATTCTCCGTTCCCACATCGCCTCTCCGCTGCTAGGTTTTGTTCCTCGGCGCGAAGTAGACGACTGCGAAGCCGAGGGCGGCGTTGGCAACGCCGACCACAAGATATCCCCACCACGGCATTTCGACGTTTTCGGGAACGACGATGAAGGATGTTGCAAGCCCGCCTGCTCCTGCGGCGACGGCTCCTGCGATGCCCTTCGAGATAGTCGACAGCATGGTTTACCTCAAATCTGAGCCAACTTGGCCCTTACTTCTTCGCGCATTTTGTCGCCGCAGGCTTTTGCACCAACGACGGACGGGGCGAAGGCCAGACGTGTGAAATCCCACTTACCCCGTTGCGCAATACCGAGGTTCGTCTGTACTTCCGCATGCGACAACACGGTCTTGTCGGTGACCGGGATGCCGTACGCCTTGCATATTTCAGCAACAGCGGTGGTCATAGCATTCCACTGCGCTTCGGTCATTGGAAAATTGCCCGCCTTGAACGGTTTTTCGACCGCCCCTGCCATACAACACATCGAAACACCGACGCTCTTTGTGTTGCAGTTAAGTGTATGGGCGGCATAGTCGCCGTCCTTGGTGTTGACATTCGCGGTGATCGGGTGAAGGCCGCGAACTGCCTTACCAGACCCCTCAAGGATCACGTGATAGTGTTCCTTGTCAAGCGAAGACGCTGTGTAAGACCCCGCCGTCCAGTGGACGATAACACGGTCCATATCACACTTCGGGAGCCATTCCGGGGGCAGCAGGCGGGTGGCGCTGCCGCCCACTGTGCCGGTGGTCACGCGGTCCGGAACAGCCTCATGGCGCAGATAGGACTCAATGAGGGCAGTAAACCCCTTTTCGGTCTTGCCGCCCGCGAGGCCATCGACGAGGCCGTCGTAAAGTCCAAGCGCCGAAAGGCGGCGCTGGATAGTTTTAATGAACTCCTTAGACATCAGGAAGACACCACGTTGATGGTCGTCGCCTTAGTCTGCGTCGACGCATACTGGTTGGTTTCGAGGATGGTGACGGGATAGGTCCCGGCAGCGATGGGACCATCCGGGCCGACGACAAGGTTGCTGCCGGAAATGGCGAAGCGGCCCTTCTCGTAAGGCAGCGAAAGCGCGCCGCCAGTGGACTTGCCGTTGATTGCGCCGATCACGGTTCCCGCAGCAGCGGCATCGTCAACGACAGCGGCGCTCAGGGTGAGCGCGGCGAGGACGGCGATTTCCGACTGGTCCGTGTCATAAACCGTCATATAAGTGGGGGCAAACTGTGCCATGGTGAAATATCCTCTTGATAGCGATAAGGGGGCGGGCCGTTGGACCCACCCCCGCTTCGTCCCCGGTAAACTTGCGCTTACTGGCCGATAACAGCGCCCTGCTTGACGCCGTTGAAGAGGATGTGGGCCATCGGGTTGCGCATTTCGACGCCCCATTCGGCCAGGATCATCCGGGTTTCGGCATCACCGATCTTCGCCAGCGGAACCTGACGGAAGTTGCGGAAGAACGCCACGGCGACGTAGGCCGGGTCAATCAGAAGCGCGATGTCGGACGGCAACCAGCGCGACGGAATGACCTTGATGCGGCCGAAATCCGTGGCGATGATGTCGACCGTGGCGACGACTTCGGTCCGACCGACCTGAACCTGCGTGCTGTCACGGCCCTTGAAGGTCGAAACCGTCCGCTTGATCGCCGTCGGAACGATCATAAGGTTCGGAGAGGCGCCATTGGTGTAGGCACGCTCCATTGCATCGCCGACCATCTTCTCCGTGAAGGCGAGCTGATCGCCGCCAGCCGGTCCGGTGAAAGCGCCGGTTGCCGTGGTCGGAATGCCCGCCGCGACGTAGCCGACGACCGCCTGGCCCTGCACGTTGAAACGGTCACGACCGCGTGCGATGAAGTGCGGGATGGACTCGGTCTTGCGTGCCGTGCTGTCGTCGCCGTCGTTCCGGGCCTGACGGGAGCACATGATGGCTTCCATGTCAGACTTGAGGACCTTCGACTTCATCGCCATCTGGTGGCCCATTTCCGAGCCCTTGCCGGCCGGATCGGAGGCTTCCTGCGAGCCGGTGACGGTCGCATCGCGCTTCGAAATCTGGGTCACGTTGGACAGGCGAATGGTCGGCTGCGATGCGGTGCGCTCCAGCTCGAAACCTTCAACCTGAGCGTTGTTGGTGTCGACGGTGGGCAGGTTTTCGGTCTGCCAGTCGAACTGGCGGGCCTTCGCATTGCGGCGACGAGCCGCCGACATCACAGGGGTGTCGAACGGGTCGATGTTGTAGATGGCGTTGGAAAGGTCTTCCCGGTTCGCCTGTGCGTCGTAGGTGCTGTAAGCCTGAGCCACTTTGGCCATGACTATCTCCGTTTGCTGATCATTCCGGTGAACACGGCGGCTGCGTCTTCGACGGAACCGGTACGTGCGAGTTGCCTCATTGCACCCTTTTCAGCTTTCGGAGCCGCTCGGCCTTTGCCGTTTGCCGCACCTTTCTGTATGGGCTTGACCCCCGCTTTGCGAACAGGCTGGGGTTTGTTGCCCTGCAGCTTGTCCCATTTTGCGGCCTTGAGCAGGATGGTTACCTGCCGGGAGTCGGAAATGGCCGACACTTCCTCGACGCTGTATCCGGCATCCGTCGCCGTCTTGAGCATCATGGACTGATCCCGATTCATCACCTCGGGGTTTTTCCACGTGGGATTGTTGCGGAAAATTTTCGCATTTTCGCGCTCGACGTAAGCCCGGCGTTCTTCCGCCTCTTCGCGAGCAGTCTTCTCTTCTTCGGCCTTTTTCTCCTTGTCGAGATTGACCTGAATATCGCGGAGACCTTTATACTTGGCCTCCAACTCCCGCGCCGACTTCGGGTCCTCAGCGTATAGCTTGTCCCAATCGACACTTTCGGGAAGAAGCGCCGAAATGGACTTCTTCATGTGGTCGATGAGACCGATGTACTCGTCGCGCTTTTTGACGACATCCTTGCTGGTTTCACCGACGGCCTGAGCAGCCTGATTGAGCTGGTTCAGACGACGATGAAAAGTCTCGGTCCGCATGTAGCCCTCAAGCGCTTCGCGCAAGGGAACTTCGACGCGTTCACCGTCGACCATAACTTCGTAGATTTCGTCTTCGTCGACTTCTTCATCTTTGTCGGGGTCGTCTTCGTCGACTTCTTCGTCATCCGCGTCGTCTTCGGCAGTTTCATCCTCCGAAAACTCGTCGGTGTCCTCAACCTGCTGGCGATCGGCCTTGCGACGGCGAGGTTCTTCAACTTCACCATCGACGCGTTCGTCATCCCCGCCGCCACGAGCGGGGCTTTCTTCGTCGACTTCCAAGCCGCCGAGGTTGTCGAATACACTTTCCGTGGGGCGAGAGGCAGGCGAGCTGGATTCGCGCGAAGACGAGTTACCAGAAATTGCCGAGTCGAAGGCCAGTGCAGCTTGTTCGAGAGCGTCGCTCATTCTAATTTCCTTTTTTCCGTAACATGAGTTGGTCGTTGACTACGGACTGCAAGCTGTTACGGATGTCTTCGAGTGCCTTAATTCTAGCATGCGCCGTAGCCGCTGTCAATCCCCCTACCTCAGCCTGAATAAGCTGCTGTAGGTATTCCTGCTGCAAGTTCTCGAATATGGTCTTCACCACATCCGAGTTTATGAAAGATCGGGCCTCCGCGGCCCTTTCTTCAATTTGGTACGCATCGTATTTCATCGCGCAGATACCCCGCTTTCAGCCACTTCGGCGGATTTCTGAATGTCCCCGATGATCTTCGTAAGATCGACGAGAGTTTTGAGACCAAGCTGATCCCGTTTGAAAGCATCGTCGATGGCTACCTTACGCTCTTCGAGATTCATCTTCGCCTGCGCAACGACGACGTCCTTCTTGACCTTTTCCAGCTCAGCGGTAGCGATCTTGTCCTCCGGCGACGGTTCCCTCGGACCGGACAGCGACTGCATAATTTCCGGGGTAACCCTGGTGAAGTACCGGCTGGTCTCCTTGATGTTGACCATCGAAAGCATGTCGGTGATGGTATTCTGGTATTGTTCCAGCGTCACAAGCGGATTGACAAGACCCATGTTCTCGATGACGTCGCGCTGCGACTGTTGAACCATCTGCAGGGCCATCATCCGAGTGGTGTCGGTGCCTTTCCCGAGGCTCGGATTAACGCGAACACGCATCGTGTCATCGAAAAGGGTCTGATCGATTGTAACCCATTCACCGCGAAGCTCGTAAGTGCGAGCCGGGTTGGGGTTGGCGACCACTTCGCGAAGCAGACCCTTCATCAAGTCCTTGAAACCGGTCTCCGCGAGGATGCGAGCGATAAGCTCGATACGCTCCTGCGCTCCGGTTACAATAGCTTCAATGCCCGCGAGGTTGGTGGACTGCAAGGCAGAAGGGTCAACACCCTTGGAGGCTTCGGAAATGCCCGTCCGGCTCTGTCGAACCAAGTCGAGCTGCGCCATCATGGCGAACACAGACTCGCCGACGAAGCTCGACCGCATTTCCTGAACCGTCGACGCCGGATCGCCCTTCGTACGAATGATTCGGCCAACGCCGTCAGCAATCGTATCTTCGATGTTAACGAGAGTTTCGTTAACGACGAGGTCCGGGGACATGTGCTGTGCGAGCGAGTCGATCGCGCCGCGCATCAGGAAGGTTTTGATCTTCTGAATGTCCTTGGTAAGGTCAGCCAGTGCGTCACCGATGACTGTATGCGGGCGCGGGTCACCGCAGAATACCACCAGCTGCGGGTAGTCGACGATTTCGTCCGATATGATATCGTAGTTGTCGCCGAGCGTGCAGATCAGATGAAGTTCGTCGATACCATCGCCGTCGCTATCGATGCGAATGAAGTATTCACCGTATTCAACGAGGTCCCGGTCGATTACGGAAGTGTCGATACCGGGGTTTCGGATCATCCGCTCAACTTTGAAGTAGTCGTAAGACCCGGTGTACTGGTCGACGAGTTCTTTCGCGTAACCTTTGGCAACCACGTCGGACGCCGAAACAAGGACGCTGGAGCCAACAAGCTGCGCTTTTTCGACGCAAGTGGCATGACGACTGATCCGGAAGTCTTCCGGAGCCACCGGCTCAATGAACTGCGACGGAACGGAGGATTTGAAACGCAGCTTGACGTACAGGATGTGTTCCGGAATTTCCGGATGGACCTGCTGCTCGATCACTTCGACGCTGGCACCAGCCGGGAACCCTTCTTCGTACTTCATCACCATCATCTGCAACTGCTGAGCGGTGATGTTCCGAAATTCCTTGACACGCATTTCGGTGTTGTCGGTCGTGCCGAATTTCAGAATGCCCACTTTCTGCGTCAGCGTGTCTTTGAATACGTTGTGAAGAAGCAGAAAGCCGCCGCACTCTTCCCAGAAAGTGTACAGGATGTCGTCGGTGGCCTGTTTAGCCATCTGCGCCATGTCTTCGCTGCGGGGAACGAAGTTGGCGATGTTCTCGGATGACGTGAAGATGCGGATCAGCGAAGGCAACACCGAAAGGACAGTGTCGCGAACGTCGGTAGAAACGATATCCGACTTGTTCGGCGAAGAGCTTTCTTCGGTATCGGCGCGGCTGTCGTACACCTGCAACTCGTAAGCGTCGACACCCGGCGAAATGCCGTAGTAATATTCCATGTTTTCTTCGCGCTCAGGGGACAAATCCGACTGATCGAAGTCAGCAGCGTCAGCGATGAGCGCCCGAATTTTTGCTTCGTAGTTGTCCACGAACTCATTTGTTGCAGAGTTCAGCGGGTTTTCGTTGCCGAGAGAACCAATGTTTGCAAAGATCGATTCCATTGTTAATATCCCCTGATCCGGCGACGAAGGCCACCTCGGCCCGAGCGCGACATTGAAACTACATTGCCTGCGGAAGAAACAGACTTGATGAGATTGAGACCCACGGCGAGCGCGCGGAATGCGTCAGCGGCGTGCGAGGCCCAATTGTGAACCGGCTTCCCGGCTTTGCTTTTGTGGTAGTTCTTAAGAGCGGACCGACCAAACTCCGTAAGGGTTTCGTCGAAGTAGCACAAGTTCAACACCGACCGCACAGCTTCGATGCCGTCCTCGACGCGGTGCATCGGGACGATGTATATGTCGTCAAGCAGCGATGACAAAATTTCGTAGCGGGATTTGCCCGTTCCGAGTTCGCGAGCTTTGATATCGTGCGGAAGTAGGTGGCCACCAAAATTGTAGCCGTGTTCCTTCATATCGCGGACGACGTCTGCGAGGCCTTTCCCAGTCCATTCCTGTTCGCGGATGACGTGGATGGCCTTCCCGACAATCTGGAAATACCAAATTACCAGCGCGTCGTCGATGCCGAGGTCCCAAGCAGTGAAGACGCCAGTATTCGGGTCATACGGAACGCGTGTAATTTGGTTCCGCAGCTGAATGTTGTTCATTGTTTCGCCGAAATAAGACCCCTCAATCGGCGCGTCAAAGCTGCAGAGCATTTCGCGGGCGTACTCTTCCGGCGTCATATCCTGCGTCATTTCGATAACTTCGTCCGGATGCAGCGCATCCGTCTTGGTTACCGGGATTTCGAAGATATCCCACGAGTCGTTGTTAATATTTTTATTTCGCAAAGCAGCAAAGTGATCATCGCCGTTAGAAGTACCGGAGATGATTGCCCAACCGCGATAGTCAGCAAGACATGGTCGAACGACAGTAGAGAATACGGCAGGATGAAGGAGGGGGAATTCATCCAGCATAATACCATCAAAATAGAGGCCACGCATACGCTCGTAAGCAGCGGCACCGCCATAGAGGCGAATAGAAGCCCCGGTAGGAAGGACACACATAAGGTCGCCTTCAAGAAAGCGGACACCGGGTATTCCTCCTGCGAAATGCTTCAAGTACCCCCAAATGAGGTCCTTGGTCTGATCGAACGACGGGCCGACATAAGCATATCGCGGCGGCGGGTCTTGGCGGGTGTTCTCCATCGCCCGCTTGATCATTTCGTTGATCGCGGCGACTGATTTTCCCGCGCGGCGATGCGCCACCACAAATTTCCAACGTCGCTTCGAACTGTGAAGCGGCTTGAAGTGTTCGCGAGGCGTGTAAGGGATTACGATTTTTTGGACTTCGGTGTCCTGTACTTCGGCGACGTCCACGCTACTCACCCCACCACACCTCCGGCTCTTTGTTACCCTTAGCATCGTTATCCGCTTGAGTAATAACTTGAAGGTTGGACGGTACGTGGAGGCCACAAGAGTATTTGCCGTTTAAAGGCCAATAGTGGTCAACCACGTGGGGAACTCCAGTGCTTTCTGTTTTACCTCGGGCCTCAGCGTAAATACAATTCATTGCTGCATAGTCTGTGTCCGAATTAATCGTGGACGCATATTTAATATTCCCTTGACGCTTGCGTGTGTACTCAGCGCGCTTGGCTTTGTTAGCTTCGTAATAAGCTTTATTGTAGGCGGATAGTTCGTCCTTCATCGTCATACGACGAATTCTGCGCTCCACAGCGATGCGTTCCTTGTTGGCTTGATACCAATTATCGCGATATTCCTTGCTGCCGAACTTACCCATCGTGTTCAATCACCGGTCCGTTGTCCGGCTGGAACGTCGTACCGTCGCCCCAAGCCAAAGAAATCGTGGCACCCTTTTGGTTGTTGATGGTGACTTTCGGCGCACCCGTTCCGTAGCCCCGGTTCTTGCCTGGGCCAGTCAGAACAAACCGTGCCATTGCGTCTTGGCGACCTGTGTCGGCGGTGTCAGCCAGCGCTTCGTACACAACATCCTCAGCCATATCGATGAGCTGTTCCCGAGCTTCATCAGCCTCCGCCGAAAGGTAGGGGGACTTCTTGATGAAATTCCGGAGACGGGCAGAGCTTATTTTGAGCCGCTTGGCCGCTTCGGTAACATTGCCGCGCGACTGCCACAACGCCGTGCGGCATTCCTCGATGTCCAGCGGCAGGCTGTCAGGCCGCATGTTATACGGCATGGTAGGCAGCGGAACAAGGTCGTGGGGCAAAGAAGACATTTAGTGTCCGAATACAACAGTGCCGGAAGTGTGGCTAGTGTACCACGCCTTCCGGCACGTGTCAAGTGGGCCTGGAACGGATTAGTCGATTTCGCGTGCGAGGTTCCGCAGGTCGCCGAAAGTGAGCTGGATGCCAGCGGCGCCCCAAACGACGTGTTCGTCGGGGGTGTCTTCGGGAACAGCCTTCAGGATGCGGAACAGCTTGTTCACCGAGTCGCGCGTCGGACGCGTCGTGGCCGGGTCGCGTTCGTCCTTGCCGTCGAGGATCGTTTCGAGCTCGGCTTCTTCCTCGCGGGAAATTTCCGGGGCCGGATCGGGCTTGTCTTCGGTGGCCGGCTTCGCATCCGGATCGGGCTTCGGCGCGGCTGCGCCGCCGACTGACGTCTTCGACTGATTGCCGAGGCTTGCATCGTTCTGCGCGTCGGTGTTCTTGGTCGCTCCGGGCGTTGCAGCGGTCGTCGGGGAACCCGTCGGTTTCTTTTCTTCGGTTGCCATGTCAGTGTCTCCTTGTCGTTAGCTGACATTTTACATTATAACGTACGCCCGCGCGGGCGTCAAGTATGCTTACAACGCCGCACGAATGATCCGAAACTAAAGTTAGAGTGCAGCTCGGATAGCTGCGTCTTTGCTCTCCAGCAGTTTCCGAAGAGCCACGGTGCGTTCCGCACTGCGCGGCGACGTGTCGATGATGCGGCGAGCCAATTCGTAGAACGGACGGCTGCGCTCCTGCAGTTTCGCAGGCAGATGCGAATAGTGGAAGAAGCGCAGAACCTGATCCTGTGCAATTTCTTCGTCGCTGAACTCCACCGGAGCGGGATGCAACGCGCTCACTTTGGTTACCACCAGTGTTTCGCCGCCATCCTGCAGGAACACTTTCACGTCGCCGGACAGTTCATCCGATTTCACCATACTCCGAAAATCGGCGGTGTCAGTAACCGAGGAAGTCTCGAAGGTGCTGAAATGCTGTTCGCGGACGTTCAGGTCCTGCTTGAAAGTTTTGTACGCTTTTACGAGGGACATGTCTCTTCTCCAATTTGTACGTGCCGTTCCCGCAGCATTCGTACGGGCTGTTTTTGTACATTGTATTCACGAATGTGCGTTCCATACGCGGAACATATTTGCGCGGCTCCGTCCATGGGTTTGCGTGTTGCCAACCAATATAATCGTTGTATATCGCCTCCATCGAAAACTCGTAGGGGGCATTCATGGCAACGCGGCGTATCTCTGCCGGAAGCATGTCGTAGAACATGAACTCCCGATCCACGTTGGTGCGCACTTCTTGGATTCGCCCGCCGATGTTCCCACGGTCAGTCATTAAGTGCCACTCAAGTTAATCCCCGCGTCTTAATTGCAGCCAAGACGCGGGGACCCAGGACAGGAGACTTGGACGGTGAGTTTGGGGTTGCCCACCGAAAACAAGTATAGCACGCGGGCGGGGAGGCGTCAAGTATATATTGAACGCAATCGAACTACACCGAAAACAGAAACCCCGCGAACCGGGGGAGGTCGCGGGGTCAAGGGAGTGTTGCATCCAGGGAACTGATCGGAGTAACCGCAAAGAAACCGCCTCAGTACACCTACTATAGCACACGCGCGCGGGCGCGTCAAGTAGGGGCGGAACCACGGAACTTGCCGTCCGGCGACCTGATAACAGTTACTTTCCCATTCTTCCATGCCTGTTTACAGTTTAGTGATTGGCTTCCGTACATCAAATTATCGAGTGTGTTATTGTCACGATTGTCGTCCCGATGTAGCACGTTCATACCAGGGGGCCGTGGCCCGATGAACAGTTTTGCCACTTCTTTGTGGACTAACAATGTTTTCTTTTTAAACTCCCCACTCGGCAATTTGTCCGGTAGTTTTACGTTGAAGCCAAGGTATATTCTTTTGCCGTGATTGGCTCCCTTGTTTACCCGTTTCAATCTCCGACGAACCCACGTTCCAGTTAACATTGATTCGACGTTACCCAAATTAGACACACGATACATCGGGTGCTCCGGTATTACACGAAATTCTTCTTGCATTGAAACAACGCTCCGCTGACAACAACTAAGTATAGCACAGGGGACCGCCGCCTGTCAAGATACCCCGCAACCGGGAATGGGGCCCCCGCTTTCGTGTCCAGAGCAGGTCATATGGGGGGAGTTGCGTGTGTCTGCGCGTCGTTGCGTCTTCCAGTTGTTGCAACCACGACACGACGACGCGCTTGCGCTACAACTCGTCGAAGCGGTTCGATTTTGGTTGTGCAAACGCTTCGTTGCAACGTGGCGTTGCTCTTTTTTGTTCGCGCGCCCGCGTGCGTAGCAAGCAACGTACCAAGCGCTTCGGCCAAGCCATGCGCGGAACGCAAATTTGCCATGCAAAACGAACAATTGTGCGAAGCGATTCGGCGTGGTACAATAAAGACAGATAAAAGGAAAGGACAACGAAATGGAAACGAAAACCTTCTGGTGGGACGAAATTGCAATGGAGCTGGTCGAAGTCACAGACCCAGCGCAGCTGGACGGCGACGAATGGGAACCAACAGGCAAGCGCATCGGCGCAGCAGAGGAATGGCGAACTGACCGGCACGAAGGCTGGCTTATAACGGCTTACAGCTACTCCGAGGCAGAAGCTTCGTTGCGGATAGCGTTGGCTCCCTGACACGCCGAAAGGGGCGGCAGCGCCCCTCGTTGCAGCGGTGGTTCCCTGCGGCCTGACGATGGCAAACCAAACAGGAGAAACGGCTATGCCGACCAAGGCCAAAGGCTTCTTTGTAGCCGCGCACACGGAACGCGACATCGCAATGGGACGAAGCGCCTCGTTCCACGGCACGCAAATGGGAGCGGCTTGGCCTAGCATCGAAGCGGCAACGAAGGCCGTGCCCCACTACGCGAAGGAATGGACGATCGTCGACGCGCGGGAAGTCAAGATGCGCCGTGGCTGCAAGCTCGTCGTCTGCTCGGAAGACCGCGTGGAAGAAGAAATCGAAAATCTTCGCCGCATCGGGCACGTCCGATAGGCCACAGCGAAACGCAGAGGCGGTGTACGCCGGGCCTGTACGCCGTACTTCCGTACGCTGCAGTACGCCTATCCCGCACGTTTTCTTACTGGCCGGGGCCACTGACGCTGTGTGCACTGCTGCTACACCGAAATGACTATTACCGTATTTACTGCTGCCCTACGCCGAAACGTACTAGCCCCGGAAGTAAGAAAAAGTGAGGGATAGGCGTACTGCAGCGTATGGATGTACTGCGTACGTCGTGTCGCCGTGGCTCTGCCTCCTATCGCCCCGATTCCGCGTTCCGTCGTACCCATTGACACACCGGTGTATACATGCTATAGTACCGGGTATCGTACCTATAACTACTGGAGATAACGATGTCTGAGTACTACAAGCGTATGGTGGCCGAACGCAAAAAGAAGGAAGAAGAATTCCGCATCTATACGAACGAGCGTATCGCGGCGATGGACGCGCAGCGAACAAAAGACCGTCTTTCGGCGTCTGTTCGTGACGAGGTGGAAAAAGCCGCATACACGCCGACTAGCAATGCGCCGCGTTTCACCGTGGAGCAACGTCTGCGCGCCGTCGCCACAGTGTTGGCAGGCTGCAGCACCAACGGGACGGCGCGGTACATGGGAATGTCCGTCAGCAACCTCAAAAAGCTAATAGCTCAGAAGAACATACAAAAGGCCGTAGAAACCTTGGGTATAGAAGAGTTCGTGAAGGAATACGCAATCGACGAGGACGTCGCAGCGATCAAAGCCAATACAGCAAAATACACGACACCCAAGGCATATTGACAAACCCTCTCACCTGTGCTACAATACAGACATCAACAACAGGAGACTACGACAATGGCACGCAAGACCACCATCGAATACCGCGACCACAAGATCGTCGGCAACAAGGCTGTCGGCTACGAAACCATCAACGAAGACGGCGAAGTCACCCACGGCGCGTTTTCGACGATTGAGGAAGCCAAGGAGCATATCGACCACGACGAGGATTTCGTCGATTTGGAGCAGATGGAAGCCGAGGATGGCGAAGACTATCACCCCGGTTCCGTCGTGGCTGGCTCGTTCAAGGTCAAATACCGGGAACGCGCCATCGCCATGACCCGCAAGCCCAAGGACGTGTCGATGAAGGCTCTCAAGCGTTCGACGAGCGACTGGCTGGCAATCGAACTGGCCCGCCGCACTCTGGACGAAAAGGCTGTCCTTTCGGTGCCCGCTTTCGAAGCCATCCTCGACGCGAACGGTGTTGCCCATCGCCACTGGAACCGGACTACGAAAGGCTGGCAGGGTCGTCTCCGGATGACGGGCCGTCTGGCTCTGCAGCGCATCGTCGCCGAACATGGCGAATTGGCTCTGCCCGATGGGTCTGCGATCCCGGCCCCCAAGAATTGGATCGCGAAACACACGCATTAGCACAACTCCCCACAAGAATACTTGACAACGCGATCCGGGTGTGATTTAATACCCGGATCAACAACAGGAGATACCCCGATGCTCTGGATGACCTGCCGTTCCGCCCTCGTCTGCCGCCCCGTTCTCCGCGCTCGTCGCGTCCCGCTTTCGGCGGATTGGTGTTCTGGTCCCGCTGATTTGCGGGTGGTTGGCGTGCGCCGCTATCCCGTCTCTCCTGCTGCCCCCGCTGCGGCGCGTTTTGCCGCCCGCGTTCCCGGCGCTCGTCGCCCCCTTTGATCCATCGCCGCCGCGCAAGCGGCGGCTTCCCTTCCCCGATACGGAGACACCTCAATGACCAACGAAATCGACAGCAAGCTGATCCGCAAGATCGAAGCCCTCCTGAACACCAACGGCTGCACGGAAGCAGAGGCAGAAGCACGCCTCGCCAAGGCGCAGGAATTGTTGGAGCGTCACAATCTGGACATGGCGTCGATCGGCGGATCGGCTGACAAAAACAAGCGCAACGACACCACCAAAAAGGGCGGCTTATACAGCTGGCAGCGCAAGCTCTGGAAGGAAGTTTCGGAGTTGAATTTTTGCCACTACCTTTCGGTGAAGGGTCTGCAGAAGGGATCGACATACGAACACCGCCTAATCGGTTCCCACGGCAACGTAATCGCGTCCGAAGTGATGGCCCGCTATCTGCAGGAGACCATCGAAAAACTGGCGCAGGCGTGGGCCAAGGAAAACGGTCACAAGTCGGTGTTCGTGCGGGAGGCGATCGCATACCGGGAAGGGATGACCAATCGCGTGTGCTACAAGCTGCGCGAACGTCGCGATCAAGTGCTTGCCGAAGAGCGCATCCGCGAAGAGGAACGCAAGCAGCGCGAAGCCGCAACCGGCCAAGCGTCGACGTCACACGCTATCACGCTGGTTAACATCATCAGCACGGAAGCGGACTTCAACAACGACTACCTCAACAATTGGGAACTAGGCACCACAGCCAAGAAAAGGCACGAAGCCGAGCTTCGCAGCAAGAAATGGCACGAAGAGTATAAGGCCCGTCGCGATGCTATGACGGACGCCGAAAAGGAAGCAGAACGGGTCGCCAACGAAAAGTGGCTCAAGGAGTATCAAGCCAAGGAAGCAAAGCGTCAGCGCCGCATCAATAAAACCCCGCCCAAGCCGCGCTACCGGAAGATGACACCGGAAGAAGAACGCGCGGGCATGTGGGCATTCCGCGAAGGTCAGATGAATGGTGACAAGGTCGGCATCGACCAACAGGTCGAAAAGACCAGCACCGTCGCGATTGAAGGGTAATTGACAAAGTGTCCCTGCTGTGGTACAGTGGGGACACAGGACACACGGAGACAGCAATGGTCCCCACATTTCGCACCAAGAAGAGAGACGAGACGATAGCGGATTTCGCTAAGGAAATCCTACACGAAAGCTCGTATAAGAAGCTGAATAACTACCAACTTTTCGATGTGTCGGAAAATGCGATACGTACATTCGCCACTCCGGTCTACAAGATGGTAATTGCTGCTGCGTCGGGAGCAGACCCAGAGCCGATGCTGGCTAAACTCGAAAAGGACATCGGAAACATAGTTGATTGGGCGAAAGCTTCGGTGTTCCGGTTTTGGTTGCGCGACGAAAACAGCTCCAGCGAGGAGCAATTCCTAGTGGGTGTCGTCATAGATCGCCGAAGGAATATGGCGCGCTCTACTTTCACAAAGGGGGAGTGGACGGTCTACGCACGTGCATCGCAGCTGATAGACGCGGGGTCGGATATTAATCTGGTCGAATCAGCTTTACAGGATAACCACCTCAACGACATAGCTACAATCGGGGCCAACGCCGCGTGTGGCTTGATACACGCGATGATGAACCGCCCGCACGAGTATACTCTCGCGCGTGGTTTGCGCTCCAACCGAGAACGCATGCTTAACATCCCCGCCGTAGTCACCATATCGCTGTCCAAGCCTATTATTCACACGGCTCCCAATCTCACACCGGGCGGAGGCTGGCACATGCCGGAACACGACGTGCGCGGACATGAACGGCGTCTGCGTAGCGGCAAAGTCGTATGGGTCTCAGGCCACAAGCGCGGCGATCCTTCTGTTCAACGTAAAACAACCTACAGGGTGATACCATGAATTCGTTCAGACACGAGCGTCGTCGCGAGTGGAACCGCGCAAAGGCCAAGCATATTGTGAAGCTGGTCAAGATCGTCGCGACGGAGCCTAATAATGGTGGCGCGGCAGACGAGCTAGTCCACATGCTCGAAGCTATCTTCAACCACGAAGACGACAGGATTTTAAACCGTGGCTGACCAAACCAAGAATTTCAAGGGTTGCAAGAAGGGCCAGACGCCGCGATCGCCGCAGAACCAACTCGCTGCGCGTATTATCGCGGAACGCCCGGACCTTGATACTTTCGGTGTATTGAAGTTGGTGCAACGCCAGTTTCCCAAGTACACGGAAGCATCGCTTCGCATGCTCTGCCACTGGTACGACTTGCCCATCAAACGGCGAGCCTACTCTCCGAAAGGGGAAGGGCGTTCCGTGCGGAACCAGAAACCGCAAGCCCCCATCAAACCCGCACCGCAGCCGATCATACGCGCGTCGGTGCATTCTTACCACGGACGTTCGCGTCTCCAGCCGGGATACTACGAACTATGAAGTCGAAGCGGGGTTGACAGCTCCGCGCACGTGTGGTACAATATAAAGTAATCAAGGAGTCGACATGCCTGAGCTTTCGCCGAATGCCATCAACAAGCCCAACGATTTCAAGGCCAAGCTTTCTTTCGCTGAGCGCTGCGCCGTTCTAGCTCTGCACCGAAAAGGGGCATCAACCCGCGTCGTCGCGTCTGCGTTCAAGATCAACCGACGGACCGTGACCCATATCATCCAAGGATGGCGCGGCTACTCGAAGTGCGCCGACGAGGAAAAGTCGATGGGCACGGAAGCTTTCATCCACAAATATCTGACCGAGGACGTCATCAACCGGGTCAACGCAACAGCGGACGACCCGGAGGTGAACCAGTCGTACAAGGAATACGACCGCAGCGCATCCAACCGCACGGTCACCCCGAGCCGCCGCGCGTCAGGGACGGCGGGAATCAATTACTACAAGCCGTCGGGTTCCGACATCGCGCATCGCATCGACGTGGCTTGGCTGGAAGCCAACACGGCGTCGGATGCAAGCGGTCCGTTCGAACACCCCGCTGGCTGGTATTGGCGCGATCTGGATGGGACGGACCAGTTCTGGAACGGAAACCCGGAGGAAGGGTCGCACCTGACTTCGATGAAAGCACTCAACCACGCAAAGCAGGAGTTGGCATAATGCGTACCACCGACCGAGTGAACAAGAAACCGAACCCCGCCGCTGATTTCCTGCTGGAATGTATGCGGTTCGCGATGGCTGTCATCGTCGCATCCGCGATCGGCGTCGTCATGTTTCTGGTGAGGACGTGATGGACTTCTTTTCGTTTATGGAGCAAACCGCACAAGTCAAACATCTTGTGCTGCTCGCCATTTTTATCATGGTGTGGTGCAAATGATCGGCGAATACATCAAGAGCTACGATCCCGCCATCCACGCGTGGCGCAAACGATCGGACGCGGAAGCATTCGCCCTGTTCCTCGCCGGGGAACTGTTGCTCAATCCGAAAGGAGTGCAGGTGGACAAGGACGGCAAAACTTATCGCGTCCACATACCCCTCATTTCGGTGTATTGGGAAGCGAAGGACACCGATCCGGCCACTTGGCACGGCGCACTCGCTGAACTGAAACAGAGCAGGCCAACATGGCTCGGATGAAGTTCTCCCCCTCTGATCTAACGATCCGGGACCCTTCGCGGGGTCCCAATAAAGAATGGTCGTGTGTCGTCGTATTCGAGGCTATCGATCAACAAGGACCGTTCTGCCAGTCGTTTGGCCGCACGGAACACGAAGCGAGACTGCGTGCCTCGTATCTTTGTCACGCGCTTAACAAGGTGGAATTTAATGTCGAAGAATGACGATACCGCGATGGAGTACAACCCGTTCATGGCCGCGCAGCAGACCGTGTCTCACCTGCAGGATCGGTTCAGTGCGCTGCTCACGCTGACGGGCGACATGAACGTCAGCCTTAACAAGGACCAGCGCCTCAGCGTTCTGGAATCGATGATGTCGGCTACGGCGTCGGCGTTGCCGCATATCGCCGAGAGCCTGAATCAGGGCATTCGCTTGCTTAGCCAGCAGGAAGCGCGTATGACCAGCATTCACGACGATCTGATGAAGCTGGCCAAGGGCGTCAATGGTTTCGTCGAAGAAGTCAACGACCACCTCGGCATGAAGGCCCCCGAACCGGAACCGGCTAAACCAAATCCGGAAGAAGGTCCGGTTATCCAGCGTATTCGCAAGATCAGCCGCACGTAAGCGGTATTGACAACGTTACGGGGCCGTGGTAAAGTGGTCCCGTAATCAAGTCCAACACAGGAGACACGGACATGAAGGGTAAGAAAATCTCGGTTTGCAGCTGCGAAAATTCGACGGCTGACAACGCATTCGAAACGGCCATGGGCTTCATCGAACTGATGCAGATGCGCAAGATGTGCGAGAAGCAGATGCTCGCCGCCGCGTTGGTGGTAATTACCGTGACCACGCAGCTCGTCGAAGTTGTAGTCGATGCACATGCCCGCGTCGATTACGACGCCAATCCGGGCGACATGGTCGATATGCTCACCGCCTTTGCTAGCTCGCAGGAGTTCGCGACGGGGCAGAAGGCCGAGGTCAAGAAGACGATGGACGACTACGTCGGCAGCAACCCCGATGCTCGCACGAGGGTCAACGCTCTGTACGACGCCGCCCGCGCGTCGGTGCCGGGTTTCACGGAAATGAAGGAGCGCGTCAACGAACACATGGCGAGCGTTGACCCGATTTCGCAGCTGCTCGCCGCCATCCTGAACTCCGCGTCGAAGCCCCATTGACACCCCGAATCACCTGTGGTATAATGTAAACATGATCGGGGGTGATGGTCACCCCCGAACTCATTAACGGAGACAGGGAATGCCGATCACCATCCACCACACCACCAAAAAGAGCGCCGAAAAACAGGGCGTCCTGCTCGAAGTTGACGGCTCGACTGTCCGCGCGTTCATTCCGAAGAACGGCACGGCTGTTTTCGGCGTATCGGGGCAGGATGCACTCAAGCAGGTGCTCGCAGCGCAGGAATTGTTCACCAAGTCCAGCGAAAACGTGCGTTACCGCCACGGCGACGATCCGAAAATTCGTGGCAAGTTGGAAAAGAACGGTAAGACAGGGAATGCCGAGCCGTCGATCACGGAAGGCACACCGGTCGAGCTGCTCGCCCTCTGGGAAGCCGGGACGATCGAATGGGATGACGCTCCGGTTACGATTGACTGGGACGAAAAGCTGATCGTCGACAACATCGAGGACACGCTGCCGGACGGCGGACCCAACTCTGGTTTCGTTGAGGACGAACACCCCAAGGAACCGGCTGTAGACAGCCGCCCCGTCATCAGGCGCGCTGAGAACGGCGTGGCTCTGGACGGCGCTGTCGCCTATCGCGAGGGCATCACGGCGGCGGACTGCCCGTATTCCTCTGAGACCGACGACGAGGAAGAATACGCCAACTTCGAGCGCTGGAACGAAGAATGGGACGCCGCCGCAGACGCCGCCGAGGAAGAAGAGTCGGAAGGCAAAGGCGGCTCGGTGGTCAAGTCCAAGTACCGCGAAAAGTACAAAGAACTCGGCCACCCGACCCATTGCGGCGACTGGCTGGCGGAACTGCTCAACAACTACTGCATCGGCGACAAGAACACCGATCTGGAGACGTTCGAGCGCATCTGCAGCCTGAACGGCGTCGACACCAGCAAGTACCGCCGCGAGGGCGTCGGTTGGCAGGGGCGCATTCGGATGACGGGCCGCAATCTGCTCGCTAAGCGCGTGTTTTCGGCGGGTAAGATCACCGTGCCGAACACGGATGGCGGGGAACCCATCACGCTCGACGCTCCTGCCGACTGGATGGCTGCGCAACGTTACAACAAGCCCGAGACGAAGTGATGGACACCGGCCTGATCTGGTACGCAATTTACGGAGTGGCGGG